AGTTTAAGATCTGTAGAATACGATGACGCCATAAAAATTCCTTATTATATTATAATATTTACCAATTTTAGTTTCATTAAGCCGCTATGTCAACCACAGTCCAAGTAGCTGTAGAATTGATATCTATTACAGCCCACGCAGATACATATAATCTACCTGTAGAAGCAGTCATATTTACACCTGAAACTACAACATCTGCATCTATTTTGAAACTTACAGAATTTACAGTTGTAGTAGCTGAAACTCCAGTAGGTTCAACAGTTGCTAAATCTACAGTCACAGATTCTACAGAAACAGTAGAAACTACATTAGATAATGTAACCGTAGCATCTCCTGTTAAATCTTCATCACCAATTGCTATATTTAACTCATTACCGGTTACTTCAAAAGAAGCTCCAGCATCTGCAGTAATAGTTCCAGCTGTAGAATTTATAGAATCTCCAACAACAATGTCAGTTACATTACCATCTGCTGTAATTGAATAAGATCCAATGGTTGTATTTAACTGATTTAATGTTGTTAATGTTATTGAAACATCAGCAGAAGATCCTTCATCACCTAAACTTATTTCTAATAAGTTTGTAGATAATTCTAAATTAGCATCTGCAGTAATTGAAACTGTATTAACTGTAGAATTTAATTGTTCTCCAGTTAATGCAACATCATTATCAATTACAATAGAAACTGAATTTGTATTTGTTGTAAGTGCATTAAGAACGTTACCAACGCCCCAAGCTTCTGCACCCCAAGCGCCTTGGCCCCAAGCTGCAAACTCTACAGTTACATCTTGGTTGCCTTCTCCCCAGTATCCTATACCGTATAAGCCTGAACCCCAGGGAGCCGACATGAATTACTCCTTAAGCTATTCTTAAAATTGCTGCTGCTGAAGTAAATGCTGGGAATTGAATTGTAAATGTTCCAGATGTTGCAGTTTTATCAGCACCAAAATCAAGAACACAAACTGCTTTATTAGATTCGCTCGTATTGTAAATTAAAGCTCCTCTTGCAGTTAGTGTTACTCCTGTAAAAGATAAATCTGCAAAGTCAACGATTGCTACACTTGTATCAAGTGATGTTTGTTGTCCTGTTAATGTTCCACCTCCAGCTACGTATTGTCCTGTTGGAGATACTTCACTTGTTGAAGTATAAACAGTCGTAGAAGCTGAAAGGTTTGCTGCAGAAGTATATAATGATAGTTTAAATACATCTCCACCAGTTTCGAAATCGTGTATACCTTCAAGAATCTGTTGTTTGAAAGAGTTACACACTGCTTGTGATATTGCCATAGTTTTTTCTCCTTATAGTTGTTATGGTGATGGTGAATTAAGCTTAATGCGTAATGAACCATCTTGAAATTCGTCTCTGCGTCTTCTTCCTGTTTGTTCTAACGCAAATCCTTGTAATGCTGTATTATACTTGTCTTGGTACAAGTTGTACATATCCATAGGTCCTTTTAAAAATGCATAAGCTTCAACTAAACAAGCATATAATAACAATTCTGGAGCATTTACACTTATGTAAGTTTCAGTATTTGTAGAACTTAAACCATCTGGTGTGTAAATGTAATCTAATGTTACCACATAAGCACTTGCTGGTGTTGGAGCAACTTCAATAGCATTTTCTCTAAAAGTTGCATAATATTTAGGAAAGCCAGTTGCACCTGTTGAATTATATTCAGTAATAAATGTATCATCTCTAGGTTCTAAAGCTACTTGAACATCAGATGAGTTTGTAGCAACCACGGATCTAACTACTAAAGCTCTTCTATCTGTATTTGTTCCTGCAGATCCTGATGAATTTGGTAAAGCTAAATATTTATTGTTTGCTGTAAAAGTTGCAGTCGCATACTCGCGCGCGTAATCAGCATCGGCTTCTCTAAAAATTCTAAACTCAGCATCTCTTATAAAACCATTAATAATAGTAGAAGTAAAAACTTCAGAACTAACTTCAGTATAATCTCTAATTTTTGTTACTAATTCTGAATAATTCATGTTATATCTATTGTTACATTTCCAACAGCTGAATAAGCTGATCTTTTATAGTTAATAATATCTCCACTTTGTTCTGGCTGCATACTAAATGTATTAGGACTAGACGCAGAGGTTTCATATTGTCCTGGCCAATAATATAAATCTAACTGCACTAAACAACCACCCCCTGGTCTAACATCTGCTCTTGGACGTTTAAGTCCTTGTGGATCAGCAGGATGATAAGGTGGATCTAATTGAGGATGTTTTGGTTCATATTCACTTATGTGAACAATAGAACCATTCCATTCTTTAACCATTTCAAGATATGGAAATTGCATTCCTGATCTATCTGAAATCGCTAGTGATCTTTTTCCTCTTGCAAAAGCCATTAGTATCTATCTCCAAAATAAGTAAAAGGTGAAATGTACAAAGATGTTCTTTGACCATCTTCTTGTAAAGCTCTTTCTAATTCATCTTCGTATAATAGCTTTAAAGCTTGTATTCTATCAGGTGCATATTTTTGTGATAAATAAAATGCAAGTCCAGAAACCATACATGGTAAAAACCTATATGGTAAATCTGCTTGATTCGTATAAGAACCAGCATCTTGAATTCTTTGAATGTAGTAATATTTTAAATAAGTATAAGTTGTACAATCTGGTGCAAGATATAAACTAATTTCTGGTGTTATTTGTCTATTTACATAGTATTGTGAAGGCTGTCCTGTTTGACCTTTATTAGGTAATGCTGCGTATGCAGATCTATCAATTTTGTTTAATGATATATCATTAGTGCTTGAAGTTATGCTTTCCGTTGTTGAAACATAAGCTTCTAATACATCACTACAGTCAGAAGGTGTAGTATATGTAATTGTTCCAGCTGTCATTAACTGGTTTTTTAATTCTACTTTCCAAAGATGAATACCTCTATTTCCCCATTCAGAAAATAATAAATTTAAACTTCTTCTAGATGATTTTAAATCGTAACCTTTTGTATTACGAATGCCACATCTTTCAAAAGATTCTTCAATGACATCATCGATGTCTAAATTAAATGATGTTGTTCCAGATGTAGCCATAAGTCATAACCTTACTTTTTCTTTTTAGCCGGTTTTTTAGATCCGTTAATTTTTCCAGTAAGTTTATAAGGCTTATGTGCACCGCCCATTGGTTGTTTTGTTGCTACGCTCATTATCTAATCCTTGATTTTTGTTTATTAACTTGAATTGATTTTTGACCAAATGGTTCAAAAACAGATCCGCCAGTTGACATGTTAGGTATTTCAGTTGGTTTTACATCTTCTCCTACTGGTTTACCTTTAACAGTTGGTTTTACTTCTAACATTTCAGCTTCTCTTCTAGGCTTATTACCTAAAACTTTTTTTGCTGCTTTTGCTACTGCTTTACCAATACCGATCATAATTAATCTCCTGTGTTAATCATACCACCATAGTACTTCTTAGTAAATGTCTTAACAAAAGTAGGCTTTGGGCCAGTATTACCAGCTGCTCTTTTTCTTGTGACTGCTGATTTTCTTTGACCTTCTGACATAGATCTTGCTTTAGCTAATGGTACACATTTTGGATATCCTTTTCTTTTTTCACCTTTAGATCTGCCGCATGGAGCAAAAGAGCCATCCTTACGTTTAGCCCCTATATCTACCCACTTCTCTGCAACCCATTTTCGTAAACTCATTTTAAGACTTTTTAGTAACTTTTCTTCGCTCTTCCATTATGTCTCCACAACCTTTTGCAATTCCACCTTGATCATAATTTGATACTGCTTTTCTTTGTTGAGATTTGTTTTTACCACCTGGTTTTATTTTTCCAGAACAAACTGCTGATGCATACATATTAGCATATGCACTTGGATATACTTTAAATTTTCTTTTAGCAGCAGCTTTTCCTTTTGGACAAAGTTTAGCCATTACTTTTTCTTCTTTCTTTTTGATGCCATCATGGCTCTTGAAGGTTTAGCCCCTCTTAGTTTACCATAAATTTGTTGTGGTATTTGTGATCTGCCTATTGCCATAATTAATACACTGGTGAATAAACAATCTTACCATTTACCTTTTGAGCCTTCAAGTATTGCCTTCTATTATACTTACTTGAAAAACTGCAATGCACCCATCCACTATTAGGCTCATTTTCATTCCAAAACTCAAGTATACATTGATCATAGTCTAAGTTAGCTACGATAAATTCTGCTAAATCTTTATTAGCAATACCAAATACTTCAAAGTCTGCTGCTTCTCCGCGCGTGTGCTGGCTCGTGGAGCTTGATCCGATAGCCTTGCATAGGTCTGGTGATCTATAACCAGAACTCACGGACACCGGCATTCCATAAAAATCTCTAATAGGTTGAAGTATCTTTTCACAAAGTATTTTAAGATTTTGTATTTGTTCTTCTCCTGGAGTATTATCTATTCCAAGTCTAGTTGCTTCTTGAGACTTTGTTAATTCGTTTAATGTAAAACTTTTACTTAGATTCATTTCTTAATTTATTTATAACTTCAATTACGTGTTTTTCATATTCTTTATTTGTAGAAAAGTTAT